TGTAGTGATTTTATAAGATATAGGAACTTGATGTAAATATATGTAATGGTGTTTTTAAAAGTAGATGGATTCTAATAAATAAATACAACCCCTTGAAATATCAATGCTTTCAAGGGGTTTTGTTATGTCTTTGTGTAGAAAAGGGGCAGACAAGGGGCAGAATTAAAAAACATTATCTAAAGTTTTTACAAGTTTATCTTCCATGTCTTTTGTCGTATGAGAATAAATCTCGAGTGTCATTTTTGCATTGGCATGTCCTACACGATCCATGATTGATTTGATAGGAAGTCCGGCTTCTGCTAAATAGGAAATATGAGAATGTCTAAAAATATGGCTTGAAAGATTTTTTTCTATTCCAGCTTTTGCACCGTATTTTTTTATAATTTGGATAAAAGATGCCAACGTTATCGGGCTATTCCAGACCTCTAAGCAAAAGATATAATCATCATCTTTTAGCGGTTGATAACGTTCAGTGAGTCGAGCTACTTGACGTTGTATAGCCTTTATAACTGCATCTGATACCAGTATTGTTCTAATGGATCTTGCAGTTTTTGGCAATGTTTTTATTTTGTTGATTGAGTCAAAATTACCTGTAATTTCAATCTTATTATTTTCAAAGTCTATATTTTTAAGTTGTAATGCCGTCAACTCTCCATACCTCATACCAGTAAGGGCAAGAACCGTTACCATATCGGCATATTTTTGTTGATATGGTCGATCATTCAGTGCATCTATTAATGCTTTGATTTCATCCATAGTCAAAAACTTGTTGCGCTTTTTTTCAATATCTTCTAAAGTTTCTGGCTTTTTAGGAATAACCGTGTAATTAACCTCGTTGTTTTGGATATAAGAGTATTGAACCGCATAATCGAAGATGCTTTTGAGCCTACTGCGGACTCTGTAAGCTGTATGATATCCTTTACTGTCAATTATATTTTCAATCTTACTTTGGATATACCGTCTATCAATATTAGCGAGTAAAGTGTTAGATGGTATTTCCTTTTTCATAGTTGCATCAATAAAAGTATAATTGTGCTTAGTAGATGCTTTGACTGTTTGTGACCAGGATTTATAGAATAATTTATAAATCTCTTCAAATGTAATGCTTTCTACTTGTTTTGTGCTTATTTTTTCGTTTATTTTCTCCTGAAGCAAGATGGCAGCTTGATTCCTTGCCTGTGGACTTTTCTTCTCCAGCGTGACAGATACCTTTTTTAATTTCTCTGTATACGGATCTTTATATCGCTCAAAAAATTTATATTTTCCATTCGGAAGTTCTTCCATCCACATTTGATTTTCACCTCATTTCTTGGTAAAATGAGTATAAGAAAACTACCTTTTGAATGGTTGTTTCTTATACAGGACATCCTCACACTTTAGCTTGCAGGCGGTGTGGGGATTTTTTACATGTTTTGATTTTTTTTATTTTCACGCTTTAAGGTTAAATAACCGATAATATAACTTATAAAACCTGTAACCAGAAAGAACAATCCGAGAGGTGGAAATAAAAATAGGAAAATTGCACCTAAGACCATTAGCACAATGCCAGCTTCTATATGCTCTTTGGGAGTGTGTTGCTTTTTACCGTTAGATGACAAAATAGATTGTTGTTTTTTTGTGACTACTTTTTTCTTTCTCTTTTTAGACGGTTTGAACAAATCCGAAAGACCAAACGTTGTCTTATGATAAACCTTGTTATACATGGCTTTCTTGGGATTCTTTATCCATCCCACACCTTTCTTCCCATATCCAGGAATAATAGCTTTTTTAGCTTGTCTTTTCCATTTGCTGGTAGTTCTAGCTTTCAAGCTCTTTTTTAGACTTGGTGTTCTCATTCCTATTTTCATAAGTTTCTCCTTTTAATTTTCTATTGGAATGAAGTTTCCGACTATTTTTCCAATGATTCTTGGATCTTCTTCAAATGGTGCGAATTTATCTTTATATTTGCTATTGATAGAGACGAGTCTGAGGCCGTCTTTTTCTTTATAGACTTTCTTGATATAAGTTTGACCATCCCAATCAACTGCATAAATGGCACCATCGTAGTCAAAACCTGTTTCTTTGATAAGAACAACCTCTCCATTCATGTACTTGGGTTCCATGGAATTTCCGAAAACCCAAGAAGCAAAATCGTGGTCTAGGTCTTTGTCGTAAAAAACAGTGTCATAGTTACCATCGTTGAAGTATGAGAATCCAGTACCAGCTGAAAGTTTTTCAAAAACACGGTATTCAAAAAGCTTTTCCTCAATCATAATCACTTTATTATTCTGCTCTTTTAATTGTTCATTAGCATAGTTCAGAACTTTTTGTTTTCTTGGAGTTGACAACTTTACAACTTTTTCAGTAATTTTTTGGACAAGAGGGGAAGTAGGGATTTTTACTTCTTTTACTTCTTGAGTTTTATCTTCTATCAAGTCCGATTTATTAACACCGAAATAGTCCGCAAGTAATTCTATTTTTCCTATCCGAGGATAAGTTATACCCTTTAACCAATCTCTTACAGTAGTGTATTTTAATCCTAAATCAGAACAAAGTTTATTTCTATCAACGTCTCTGCTGGTCATTAACTTTTCCAAGTTCGCAGAGAAAATTTCTTTACTTTTATTATTGCTCATTTGTATTACTCCTTTATATAGTATATATTACGGCAAAAACGCAAAAAAGTAAAGAAAAAAATAAAAAAAATACGATAAAAACGCAAAAAATACTTGACATTGCGGTTTAACCGCATTATAATAGAGTCATAGTTGAGTCACTCAATTATAAAAAATATAGAAAGGACTGTAAAATGCAAAAAATGACTCTAAAAACATTGAGAACTCTAAAAAATTGGAGACAAGCGGATGCAGCCGAGGCTATTGATGTCTCTGTTGATACTTGGGGAAATTGGGAGCGAGGAAAAACAGAACCTACTGTAACCCAAGCTTATCAAATCGCTACTACTTTTGGTGTGTCTATTGATGACATTATTTTTTTACACGATATTGCGGTTTAACCGCATAAAGAAAGGAGCAAACATGATACCAAACCGATATCCGTATAGCGGGAAAAGAAAAAGCCTTGAAAGAGAACCTGTAAACAGCGTTGACATCAAGGCAAATACTATTAAGTTAGATAGTTCAAGTATCACCTTTAGTAGCAGTAAGATTACTATTAAAGGTCAATCCATTACCAGTGTACAAGTTCCGTGCAATGGAAAGTGAAATTCTTAAACAAAAAAGCACCCAACAGAAGTCAGGCGCTTACTAAAATTTTCAATTTAATTATATCACGAAAGGAGCGAATATGGAAGCAATTGAAGTTGTGAGAATAAAAGATGTAATCATCGAAAAGGTTTCAGCCAACGATGAAGAATTAGAACACATCTTTGGATGCACAAAGCGACAAGCAGGAGACATGAGACGAGAGATGAAGAAATTGCCTAGTCAACAGAAGCACCTCAGAAATGACGGCCAACTTGTCACAATTAAAGGGTTTGACGCATACCTGCAATACAGAGGTAGTCGAGAATGGAAAAAAGAAATGGAAACAAGCAAGAAAATGAGGTCAGTCGGATGAAATTACTAGATAAAATCACAAAATGGTTTTTCAACACAACAAAAATCGAAGTCAACACCGACTGGCGATTGGTTGCGTTGGATACGAACAGGGAATTGATAGACCTTCAAGAAAAATATCAGCAAGCAAATCAACGTATCTCAGATCTTGAAAAACGATTAGCAATCTATGAAGAAAAGGAAAAAACAAAATGCTAGAATACCTATATTTAATAACTATCGCACTTGTATGCCTTTGGGCTCTAGTAAATGAACTGGATAGTCATGCTAAGTCTCAAAAGGAGAATAAACAATTAATCGCTAGTAATATTGCTCGTATGAATCTGAGAAATTCAGATAAGCAATTTACATATGATGTAGATCCACCAATAGGATTGAAGTAAGGAGAAAAATATGAGTGTAAGTCGCAATATGACCGAAATGGAAATTCGTGTGTTAAATATGATCCTTAATTGCGCTACGTTCGACCTTCCAATTCAAGCAAGTGAAATACGTTTAGAAACTGGACTCTCAAAACGTAAGTTAGAAGAAGTCATTGAAAGTCTTCGAGTTAATTTTAGACACCCTATCGTGGCCAAGAAGACGAAACCAAACGGATACTACTTGCCACAAAGTGAGGAGGAGCGACAAGCTGGTCTAGCTCCTTACCGTAGACAAATCTTAACCGAGCAGAAGAATCTTGCTGTTGTCATGAATATTGACTTAGAAAGCTACTGGAGGAAGAGTGTATGAGTGAAGATTTTAGAATACTACCTCATGATCTAGTTGCAGAGCAGTCGGTTCTGGGTGCCGTATTTATCTCACCGGAAACGATGATATCACTTGCAGACGAATTAACTCCTGATGATTTTTACAAACCTGCCAACAAGATTGTATTTAAAACTATGTTGTCATTGCTTGAAAAAGGTGAGCCAATCGATGCTACCACTATGGTATCAGCTCTTACCAATCAAGGGGATATTTCAAACATCGGAGGTATTAACTACATTGTAGAGTTGGTAAATTCAACACCAACATCTAAAAATGTTGAACATTACGCAAAATTAGTAAAAGAGAAGGCAACTCTTCGGAAAGTCATCGCTGACTTGTCTGATTCATTATCTAGTGCCTACCAAGGTGATGTATCGATTGATGACATCATTGCTAAAACTGAAAAATCCTTAATCAATATCAGTAATCAAAATGCAGGTACTGGATTTCGTAATGTGGCTGATATCATAGACACACATATGCAAATAGTTGAGACTCGCTCGCAGACAGATGGATTTGTGACAGGGATTTCTACAGGTTTCATAGGATTAGATAAGATTACAACAGGTCTTCATGAGGATAACCTTATCATTCTTGCTGCACGTCCTGCTATGGGTAAGACTGCATTAGCGTTGAATATAGCAAAGCATGTAGCTGTGAAAGAAAATAAACCAACTGTTATTTTTTCACTCGAAATGGGAGCAGAAGACTTAATTGAACGGATGGTGGCATCGGAGGGAATGGTTCCAGCTTATCATCTAAAAACAGGTAACCTAAGCACAGACGAGTGGAGAAGACTTGTGCATGCTCAAAGCAATCTCTATGATGCGCCTATATTTGTAGATGATACTGCAGGTATTCGTATTTCAGAAATTCGCTCAAAAGCTCGAAAACTTTCTCAAGAAATGGGTGGACTTGGAGTTATCATCATTGACTACTTGCAGTTAATAACTGGATCAAGAGGAGAAAATCGTCAGCAGATAGTTTCTGAGATTTCAAGGGAATTGAAGATACTTGCAAAAGATTTAAAAGTACCTGTCATTGCCCTATCACAGTTAAGCCGAGCAGTGGAGCAGAGACAAGATAAGCGCCCGATGCTGGCAGATTTGCGAGAATCTGGTTCGATTGAGCAAGATGCTGACATTGTAGCATTCTTGTATCGTGAGGCCTACTATCAGAAGGAACATGCAGACAGTCAAGAAGCAAATAATGTAACCGAGCTGATCCTGGAAAAGAATCGGCATGGCAATTTAGGCACAGTGAAGTTGTATTTTCACAAAGAGTACACAAAATTTTCAAGTGTGGAGGAGGTATAACCATGATTAAAAAAAGCGAAGTCACTGGTTTCTTATCGTTTTTCAAATTTCCAAAGCCATTTATCTATGATGAGAAATATAAAACATTGAGCAACCATGCGAAACTCTTATACATGCTTTTATTTGGAAGACTAGAGCTTTCAATAAAGAATGGATGGCATGACAGAGACGGGAATGTATTTCAATACTACACAAATGAGCAACTTATGGTTGATTTGAATAGTAGCGAAAAGACGATTATCAAATTCAAAAAAGAATTGAAGGATGTTGGACTGTTAAAAGAAGTCAGGCAGGGGAACAACCTACCTAACAGGATCTATATAAGCGCTGTTGATGGTACTGTAAATAGTACAGTATCGGAACTGGAAAATTTACAGTCTGGAACTGTAAAAACTACAGTATCGGAACTGGAAAATTTACAGACAAACAAGACTGATAATAACGAGATTGATAATAACAATAATAAGTTGTCGATTTGTACAGAAGTTATTTCTTATCTTAATTTGAAAGCTAAGAAGAATTTTAAGGTTGACACTGCTAGTCATCAAAAATTTATCAAAGCAAGACTGAAAGAAGGCTATATTCTTGAAGATTTTAAAAAGGTTGTGGACATCATGGTTGCTAAGTGGAAAGGTACAGAGTATGAACAGTATCTTCAACCACAAACACTTTTTGGTAATAAGATGGACAATTATCTGAACCAACCTATGCCACGAAAAGTTCACTCTTTTCAATCAGCAGTTGATGAAAGGTTAGGGTTTTAGATGAAACAGTTTAAACAATTCAGAACCAGAACCGTTCTTGATGATGTCTGTGAAATCCATGGATGCCATCTTTGGTCTGTAAAAATACCCGTCAAGGGAAAGGTTGTAGAAATCAATCAATGTCCTGAATGCGAGAAAGAGAACATTCGTCTCTTTGAAAAGCAGTTGAATATGGAATCCGAAGTAAAGAGTAAGCTATCGGATACTTACGAGGTTTTTGCTCGTGACAGTATCGTTTCAAGTAAACTTGCCAGTAAGTCACTACATGACTATGAGATTCAGGTTGATATTGATGAAAAGGCTGTGAATTTTGTGAAGCGGTTGGAACGTGAATATGCCAAAGGAAGAACAGGAAACGCAATTATTACCGGTCCTTCAGGAGTTGGTAAGAGCCATCTAACCTATGGATTTGCTCGTTTTATCAATGAACAATTCAAGTACTATGATGAACCTAAAAGTGTACTCTTTGTTTCAGTTGTAGCCTTATTCGACAAGATTCGAGAAAGCTTTGAGTTTGATAATGGTTATTCAGAAGCTAAGATGGTTAAGTTGCTATCAGAAGTAGACTTCCTATTTTTAGATGATCTTGGGAAAGAAAGTCGTAAAGCTGATACAAAGCGAAACGAATGGGCACATCAAATTTTATTCAAGATTTTGGATAATCGAACAAATACCATTATCAATACGAATTTGAGCAGTGAAGAGATTAAAGAGCTTTATTCGGATGATTTTGGGAATGGTGCTCTCTCTAGTCGAATTTTTGAAGGAGCAACAGGAAAATGTTTTGTATATCCATCCAGTATGAAGGATAGGAGATACTAATGTTAAAACTTTACTTTGTCTATAACGGACATCGAAGGTTATTTATTGGAAAATACAACAATGTTGATGATCTAATTGAAGATATGATGGACCATCAATGGACACACTCTGGGATAACTAGACCACATTTTGTAAAACACATCAAGAAGGACAGCGTTAGATTTGATTATGGCGCAAGGGATTGCTACTACCTGGCAATCAAATAGGAGGTAAGAATGATTAATAATGTAACACTTGTAGGACGATTAACACGAGACCCTGAATTAAGATATACACCATCAAATATTGCAATTACGACTTTCAATATGGCAGTCAATCGTAATTTTAAGAATCAAGCAGGTGATCGTGAAGCTGATTTTATTAATTGTATGATTTGGCGCCAACAGGCTGAAAATTTTGCAAATTGGTGTAAAAAAGGGAACCTGGTAGGAATCACAGGCCGCATCCAAACTCGTAGTTATGAAAATCAACAAGGGCAACGTGTCTATGTAACAGAAGTCGTAGCTGATACATTCCAATTACTAGAAAAACGTGATAACTCTGCAAATCAGTCAAATATTGAAGATCAGATGCCAGCAAGTTTCGGAGCTACAAATCCTTTGGACATTTCAGATGATGATATGCCATTTTAGGTGATTTATATGAATGATGACTTAAAGAAGCAGCTAATTGAAGGCTATGAGCGAGAGATTGAGAAAGCAGAATTACACATATCAGAATTAACTGAACCGTGTGTTAAATCACTTGCACATTCACGGGCAGAAGAACGTGGATACTGGAAGAAACGAGTGAAGGAATACGAAAGTAAAATCAAGGAGTTAAAGAATGAATAAGCAAGAATTGATTGAGAAAATTGAAAGTTTACCGAGTCTCACTAGTATTACTAGCATTAGACCATACGTTGACAAGAAAGTTGTTTTGGGGTTAATCAGTCAGTTAGACGAACCCGAAAAAGTCAAAATCCCGCAGTTTGTGGCGGATTGGATTAAGACAGCGAAAAGAATAACATACAATATCCGAGGGGCGCTTCGCTATGCTCCAGAAGGAGAAATTTCTGATTGGCTGGAATTGAATAACGTAAACATCTTCGCAGAAGCTTGGGTGAATGGCTACGAGGTCGAGAAAGAACCTAAGTATATTGTGAAGCTAAAAAATGGGCAACCTTTGGTTAAAGCACCATTAGGGGGAAAATTTTATTTTAATCAAAATATAACAGCTGGAAATTATAAAGCTACCCGCAAAGAACTAGAAGAAGCCAACTTCGGATGGGTGTTTGATTGTGAGGGTTTGGAAGTTGAGGAGGTGGTAGAATGAATAAACAGGAATTGATAGATTATTGTAATGCCATAAAAGAAAATAAAAGTCAAATTATAAATTGTATTGATGTAAACGGAATTATCAAAAAAATCGAACAACTAGACGAACATCAAAAAGTCAAAATCCCGCAGTTTGTGGCGGAATATATCGAGTGGACAAAAGAAGAAGATTATCATTTACTTGGTGCGATGATTGAAATCAGAAGTCATAAAAACAAAGAAATTGACGAATGGTTCGAGGAAGATGACAACATGGAACTCTTTGCTAGAGCATGGCTTGACGGCTACGAGGTCGAGAAAGAACCGAAGTATACGGTTAAATTTAAAGCTACTAATCAATACCTTTGTGATGACGATGGCATCGGACTTCATATCAGTACAAGTTTTAGAAGTAATTTTAGAAAATCTGACCTCGAAAAGTTAAGTCTTACTGAAGTGTTTGACAGTCCACTGTTTGAAGTTGAGGAGGTGTAAAGAATGAATAAAGAAAAATTAATCAATCAGTACGAAAAAATGAAAGCTAACAAGAAAAAACTGACCTCGGTTGATTTGGTTTTGAAAGACTTACGGTCTTTGGACGAACCAGAACCGTTGCCATTTAAACTAAAAGATGTTGTTGGTCGAATTAGAGGGTTTGACCCAACGACACAAGCTATATGGCTTAACACCATTCTAAAAGAATTAGGTAACGACTACGGTTTGATGAAATATCGCAGTGGTTACGATCAAGGCTTACTTGATGGAGCGTGTGTTGGTCAGCAATTAAAAGATGCTGATAAGATTCGGCAAGAATCGAATAAAGTTCTTCTACCTGGTTTTATAGATGACTGGATTTTTAAATGTCAATTTTTAAATGATTTTAGTTTGCGTTCTGCACTTGATAGTACCACTATTCATCTCTATGCTAATAATAGCAAAGTAGTGAAGAAATGGCTTAATGACAGAAAAAATCAAGAACTTTTTGCCAAAGCTTGGGTTACCAGCTACGATGCTGAGAAAGAACCAAAATACAAAGTTAAGGTAAAAAATACAGATGATTATCTAAATGAAACAGAAGTTGGATTTAATTTTTTTAACAATAGTAAAAAAAATAAAGAATTTACACGAAAGGAACTAGAATATTCCGATTTTGCTTGGGTGCTCGATTGCCCAGGGATTGAACTTGTGGAGGTAATAAAATGACAGTTGAACAATTTCTTCAATCATTATCATATCTTATGTGGACTTCTTATTGGTCAGTAATTTTTTATAAGTTCTTTAAAGATGATAAAAAAAATAATAAATATTGAGGAGGTGGAGTGATGAACCAAACAAAAAAAGATTTTATTCTAGCTATCGATAATTTAAAAATTGATATTATAAAAAACTCAGATAAGCTAGACAGTTATGAGTTAGGCAATATCAAGAGACGCGCAAGCGATTTATATGAAACTCTTGTATGGTTGCAGTATGCGAAGGAAGAGGTGGAGTGATGAGGGTGTTCACGGAATTTGTGGATGATGGAGAAAAAACAGCAGTAAAAAAGCTCAATGAATACATTGAAAGAGCGAAAATTGCAACAAACGGCAAGTCGAAATTAAACGTTATTGGCTATCAAGTTGCACGGTATGAGCAAATGAACAAAGAAAGAACATACATTCTTGTCGAGGAGGTCATAGATTGAAACGATTCATAGTAGTATGGATTCTAGTTTCTGCTGGATTGAACATCTGGCAATGTATCCACATTAAAAATCTAGAACAAAAGCGCCCGATGATTATCTACAAATCAGATAATAAAGGCGCAGAAATTAAAGGCAGAGTCGTCCACAAAGAAAAAATAGGCGACCTGCACACAATCACAATACAGAACTACGGCGTATTTGTAGTATCGCAAGACAACTACGAATTTTTGAAAATTGGAGATGAGGTGAGGTTATGACAGCAAACATGGAACTATTAGCGCACCGTGTCGAAAAGTGGGCAAAGGAACGAGGATTGGATAATCCGAACAATAGCACGGCTCAAGCGTTGAAATTATTTGAGGAAGCGGGCGAACTTGCACAAGCGCACTTGAAAGAACGTGAGCAAGACGGGAAAGATGCAGTCGGGGATATTTTGGTAGTATTAACGATTTACTGCCAGCAAAAAGGCTGGAGTATTGCAGAATGCTTTGAACTAGCTTATAACGAGATCAAGAACCGAAAAGGAAAAATGGTCAACGGTTCATTTGTGAAAAGCGAGGATTTGGGATGATACCAAGATTTAGAGCATGGATAAAGAAACAGAAAGCAATCGTTGAAACAAGCGATATTGTCAGCATAGATTTTGAAGATGAGATGGTAGAGATTCAAATCTCCTACGCTAGTCCAGATGGAGAATACACGTATTACATAAACAAAAAGAAAGATGGAGGTTATTATTTACATGGAGCAAGCAAACATTATGGGAGAAATTGACATGAAAGAAAAATCTTATGAACAAGTTTTGGAAGAATTTAACGATGTTGATAAAATCAACAACCCTAGCAATTATAAGGGGAAATTCGGACTTGAAGTCATTGAAGTAATTAAAAACTTTGTTTTTGGACTAGAAGGAGTCGAAGGTTTCTATTGGGGAAACGCAATTAAATACTTACTACGCTTTCAAAAGAAGAACGGTCTTGAGGATTTGAAGAAAGCTAGAAAGAACCTTGATTGGTTGATTGAGGAATTAGAAGCATGAGAATTAAGACAGCAAATGGCTCTATCGTCAATGTTAATAAAACAAAGCGTAGTATCACGATTGAAGGAATTGAGTTTGGATCAGATTGTCGTGCTTTGGTCTCTAAACATAGAGATGGTACAGGGACTATTACATTAGTCTTTGATGGAAAAGTTATTTAAAAATTCAATAGGCTTAGAAATATTACATGGCATAGAAAAGAGGTGAACGATGCCTTTCTTTCCTGATATTAATGAATCAAAAACAAAAGAAAATGCCAAGAGAATTCTGAGAGGATACCTTAGATGGAGAAGAGTGGCCAATGACATAGATGGACAGAAGGTAACAACAACCTACTCATTTATGCCACGGTCTCAATCTTCAGTCAGGATTAGCCAGGTTGAGAAATTAGCCATCCGAAAAGTTGATGCTGAACTTGAACTTGATGCGATTGAACAAGCAGTAAGTGGTCTACATGATCCCCTCTATCGTAGAATACTTTTTGAAAAATACCTTCAGTGGGATTGTAAGAAAGATGAAGCAATCTTAATGGATTTATCACTTTCAGAAAGTTCTTATTACGATATTTTAGACAGGGCCTTAATGGCATTTGCTGAATTATATCGCAATGGTGAACAGGTTGAAATTTTGGAATAAAAATGGAGTTTTCTTGGAGTTTTTTTGGAGTTTTTTTGGAGTAAAATTGGAGTAAGTTCGGAGTAAATATATAATTTAATGTGCTAAAATTATATTATGAAATAATTATGAAGGCAGGCACAACCTGCCTTTTGTTGTAGTTTGGAGGTGATATTGTGAGAAAAGTAGAACCTATTCGTGAACTTGATGACATTGAGCGAATGAAAGATTATTTGAAGTCAAAGAATGAGCGAAACTACGTTCTGATTATGTGTGGTCTGTACTCTGGAATGCGCATCAGCGATATCATACCTCTGCAGGTCAAACAAGTAACAGGTGATAGAATAGAAGTCGTCGAGAAGAAGACAGGGAAGGTCAAGAGATTTGCCATCAATCCAGAGTTAAGAAAGACTTTAAATCACTACATCAGAGAAAATAACCTTCAAGGGTATGATTATCTTTTTCCTAGCAAAAAGAAAGTTAGAACTGATGGAGTTAGAATTGCTCATATCGGAAGAGTTGCAGCTTATCAAATTTTAAAACAAGCTGCTGAACATGTTGGTCTGAAGAATATTGGAACACACTCGATGAGAAAATCATTTGGCTATCATCATTACAGACGAAATCAAAATGTAGCGATTTTGATGGAGTTGTTTAATCATTCATCACCAGATATCACACTTGACTACATTGGCATTAAGCAAGATGAATTAGATGATTCGATGATGAATTTTAGCTATTAAATACCTATTTATTTAACACATTGAGAAAATGTAAATTAGTATTTAATAAAATAGATGTAAGCACTTGCTACAAGTGATGTTTAAGGATGTTGATTTTATTTAACAGAATATAAGATATGTTAAATATACGAGGGTGTCAGAGATTAAAAAAACACCCCCCTCCTAGATTAAAAACACCCCCCTCCTACATCACAGAATTACCCCCCTCCCTACTAAAAAGAAAGGCCCCTCCCTAAATGAATACCCCCCAAGAAAGACCAGACCGGAGCGGTCCTCACCGAGTCGCCTTTGAAAAGAATAAGAAGATTATTCTTAAGACAAGGAATACTTGTGGGATTTGTGGATTACCAGTAGATAAGTCATTGAAGTATCCACATCCTTTATCACCAGTCATTGACCACATTATTCCAATCAATAGAAATGGTCATCCATCGGATATTAAAAATCTGCAGTTAGCCCACTGGCAATGCAACAGACAGAAGTCTGATAAGCTTTATGCTGATGATAAAACAACAAGTACAACTGTTGTTGGCAATAGGAACTTGCCACAATCAAGAGATTGGACAAAATATAAATCTTAATAAAATAAAATATAAAATAAAATATAAAATTATTTTTTTAAGAAAGATATAAATTAACAGAATACTAGATTTTTAGAAAAATGGAATGTATGAGGAAAGTCCTAGTTATGGATAGGGGGGGTATCCCCCTCCCACTAGGCGCTCGAGGGCTTCACACCGTCACTGTACATTTTTTTTCGCGCCAAATCATCACAAGAAAGGAGAACGGTTTGGAATTAAGAGGAATTGACTATCTCAGAAGGAAATTGAATCTCTATCAGAGTAGGGTTAACCTGAGATATAAACATTATGCGATGCAGCATCATGAATCTCCGTTAGGAATTACAATTCCTGCTCATATTCGAGTTAAATATAAATCTGTACTTGGATGGGCAACTAAAGGTGTTGATAGTCTTGCAGATCGTTTGATTTTTAGAGAATTTGCGAATGATGATTTTGGAGTTATGGAGATCTTCAATCGCAATAATCCTGATATTTTCTTTGATAGTGCAATTTTGGCAGCATTAATAGGATCTTGCAGTTTTATCTACATTTCTAAAGGTGAAGATGAAGAGGTGAGATTACAAGTTATTGAAGCTAGTAACGCTACTGGGGTTATTGACCCTATTACAGGTTTGTTGCTAGAAGGATATGCTGTTCTAGCTCGTGATGATTATAATCAACCAACGCTTGAAGCGTATTTTGAACCAAATGCCACTCATTTCATCCCTAAAAATGGAACTCCGTATTCAGTATCGAATGAAACTGGTATTCCGTTGCTTGTTCCTGTTATTCATCGTCCAGATGCGGTTCGTCCTTTTGGACGTTCACGAATTACTAGAGCGGGAATGTATTATCAAAAATACGCTAAACGAACTCTAGAACGGGCGGATATTACTGCCGAATTCTATTCTTGGCCACAGAAATACATTATCGGACTAGATCCAGATGCTGAACCGTTAGAAAAGTGGAAAGCAACAGTTTCAAGTTTGTTAACCATTTCAGCTAGTGACAATGGTGAAAACCCAAGTATTGGACAATTTACTACGGCAAGTATGTCTCCATTCACAGAACAGTTGAGAACAGCTGCTGCTGGATTTGCTGGGGAAATGGGTTTGACCTTGGATGACCTTGGATTCGTTTCAGATAATCCGTCATCTGTGGAAGCTATCAAGGCTAGTCACGAGAATCTTCGTCTTGCTGGTCGAAAGGCTCAACGCTCACTAGGTGCTGGATTGTTAAATGTCGCTTACGTTGCAGCGTGTTTGCGTGATGAGTTTCGTTATGCTAGAAGCCAATTTGTAAGAACCACAGTTAAGTGGGAACCATTGTTTGAAGCAGATGCGAATACGATGACTATGATTGGTGACGGTGTTGTGAAGTTAAATCAAGCATTACCTGGCTACATCAATGCGGAAACAATTCGTGATCTTACAGGTATTGCTGGAGATATGTCTGCTAAACCTGTTGTAGAGATTCCACAAACATCGTCTAGTGCTGAAACGGGAGTAGATAAACAGAAAAACAGGATTATTTCAACCTATGAAATCACATCTCTTTTAAGTAACTACCAAAAAGGTGTTTTATCGAAAGAAAATGGTATTTCTTTGTTAGTCTCGACCGGAATCAACCCTACTGAAGCTGAAGAGATGCTGAATAGAACAAAAGTTTTGGAGAAAGTAGATGAATGATGAGATTGATGTACTACCTAAACTTCTGGAAGAAGTAAAAAATGAATTCGAGCTTGCTTATGGTGAAAGTGAGATTATTCGAAATTCTTTCGCTAAACTGAAAGCTAAAAAAGCAACATACAGAACCGCCAATGATTTTGCGATTGAGATTGGTGGAATTCTCTCTAAGGCGCTAGGAACTTCTCTAAGCGCCGACAAATTACCAGACGGTAAAATGTATTATAATATCGCTCAACGTTTGCTGACGGATGTGCTAGGGAGAAATTACGAGCTTGTGAGTGGTTATGCTAGTGATGTCCAGAAGAATTTGAACGATAAAGCCAAAATCGGTCTCAAAGTTCAAGTTCCTGAACTAAATAAGGACCGAATAGCTGGCATTGTCAATCGCTTTTCATCTGAGGATAATTTCGAGGATGTCAGTTGGTTGCTAGATGAACCTATTGTGAACTTCACACAGTCTATTATTGATGATAGCATTCGTGAGAATGCGGAGTTTCATCATAAAGCTGGCTTACAACCAGAGATTGTCAGAACATCTTATTTTCATTGTTGTGAATGGTGTCAAGAAGTCGAGGGGAATTATAAATATCCACGAGTCCCAAAGAACGTTTTTAGAAGGCATCAGCATTGTCGTTGTATTGTAGATTATGATCCTAAAAACGGAAAAGTTCAGGATATTTGGAATAAAATTTGGAGAAAAAAAGATGAAAATGTTAAAATAGAAGTAAGAAAAGACATAAATAAAGATTTGCAAATGAGCGAAGTGAGAAAGCTAGCTCTTCAAAATGGGATTCTTTCAAATCCTATTAAGAAAAGTCGTAAAAAATTAACTGAGGAACAAATTATCGAAGCTGTTGGTGGTGGAGATATGACACTAGGATCTTGTTCGTCAGTAGCATTTGCATATATTGGAAACAAAGGTGGCTATACTGTCTTAGATTTTAGAGGAGGAAAGAGTTGTGATTTCTTTTCTCGAAATAGTAGAATTGAAATGATTGGGAGTCTTCCAGGAGTTAAAATGCATGTTGCTAAACATACAAATGATTTTACTGCAGTAAAAGAATTGTTGGAGAAAGTAGAAAGTGGGAATGAGTACTACTTAGCAACAGGTAAGCATGCAGCTATTATAAGAAAAAATGAAGGTCGTTTCGAGTTCTTGGAACTTCAAACAGAAACGTTAAATGGTTTTAAACCGTTTAACAATATTGTTCTGAAAGAGAGATTCAAAGGTCAAAAGTCTCACGATGCAGTTGGGAGAAGATATGATGCAAAGAGTTATCTCATTGATGTGAACTCGTTGAAAGATAACCCTGAATTTCACAAGATATTGAGTTTTATCAATACAGCAGATTCTAAACAAATGAAAGGGGATGAGGGGCATGAAAAATGATTATGATGAAGTGAACTGGTCCGATTATTGTTATAAAGAAAATGATGGCGATAAAACTTGGTGGGTTGATACATCATGGTTTGCTAAAGGCTTGATGCTAATCACATTCAACAAGAAAAAATTCTATAATCTTTTTGAAGATTATCCTCATAATATGAGTTCAGAAGAGATTGAGATCTTTGATAAAGAAAATCCGTTTTGGGCCGATTTCTTTTCGGACCGAAAATAAGAAATTTTAAGCACTCGTAAGGGTGCTTTTATTGTGCTTTAGTTTAGGAGGTGATCCGATATCTCCCAGCGATAGGGTTATCATGCGATGACGATTGAAAGGAAATTAGAATGGCTAGGAAGAAACTTGGCAATCAGAATCCTACTCAATCGGTGATTTTAAAATACGTCAAGAAAAATTCAAGAGCTAAGGAAGCGATAGAACTTTACGAGCGGACAGGTCTTTCTTGTTATGCCTGGCAGAAAAATCTTTTGTTACCGATGATGGCCATTGATAAAAATGGACTTTGGGTGCATCAGAAGTTTGGCTATTCAATTCCTCGACGTAATGGTAAGTCTGAAATCCTATACATAGCTGAAATTTGGGCGCTACATAAGGGATTGAACATTCTGCATACAGCGCATAGAATTTCTACATCTCATGCCTCTTTTGAGAAGGTTAAACGATACCTTGAGAAAATGGGGTATGTAGATGGTGAGGATTTTAACTCCATTCGAGCTAAGGGACAAGAAAGAATTGAGCTATATTCAACAGGTGGTGTTGTCCAATTCCGTACCAGAACATCAAATGGTGGTCTTGGTGAAGGATTTGATATGCTGATCATTGACGAGGCTCAAGAGTACACGACAGAGCAAGAATCTGCCTTGAAGTACACGGTAACGGATAGTGAGAATCCTATCACAATCATGTGTGGAACACCTCCTACACCAGTATCAAGTGGTACTGTCTTTACTAAGTATCGTGAGACATGCTTGTTTGGTAAAGGGAAGTATTCTGGTTGGGCCGAGTGGTCGGTTTCTGATGAAAAGGAAATTGACGATGTGGAAGCCTGGTACAATTCAAATCCATCTATGGGTTACCACTTAAATGAGCGTAAGATTGAAGCAGAGCTTGGTGAGGATAAGTTGGACCATAATATCCAGCGTTTGGGATTCTGGCCAACCTACAACCAGAAATCTGCTATTTCTGAAACTGAGTGGAATGAACTCAAAGTGGATGATGTCCCAGAGTTATCTGGGAAACTATCTGTTGGTATTAAGTATGGCCAAGATGGAACGAATGTAGCGATGAGTATTGCTGCACGTACAAAAGATGGTCGTTTCTTTGTTGAAACTGTCGATTGTCAATCTGTTCGTAATGGTAATGAGTGGATGGTAGCTTTTCTGCGACAAGCTGATGTAGCTCAGATTGTAGTAGATGGTGCTAGTGGTCAAAAGATCCTGGACGAAGAGTTGAAGGAATACAGAATTAAGAACGTGATTCTTCCTACGGTGAAAGAAATCATCGTAGCAAATTCTCTTTGGGAACAAGGTATTTACCAAAAAACCATCTGTCACTCAGGTCAACCATCATTGACTAAAGTAGCCACTAACTGCGATAAGCGGAATATTGGCTCAAATGGTGGATTTGGTTATCGATCGCATTTTGAAGATATGGATATTTCTTTGATGGATAGCGCTCTGCTTGCGCATTGGGCTTGTGCTACGACTAAGCCTAAGAAAAAGCAAAAAATCAGTTATTAAAAACAGCGGTCTAGTGACTGCTTTTTTTGATGCTAAAAAATTACCGAACTGCCGGGGAAGCAGGAGAAAGGAGACATGAGAATGTCAGAATTTAAACCAATCACTACACAAGAAGAGTTTGATGCTGCTATTAAGGGGCGCTTATCTCGAGAAAAAGAGAAGTATGGCGACTATGACCAGCTCAAGTCTCGTATTGCAGAATTGGAAGAAGAAAATGTTGGCTTGAAGTCAACAATTGAAGCTAGTAACCAAAGTAAGGCAGATGCTGATAAGCAACTTGAAGAATTGCAGAATAAAATCGTTGGTTATGAGACGGCTAGTCTGCGAACTCGCATTGCATTGAAACATGGGCTCCCTTACGACCTTGCAGATCGTTTGCAGGGAAATGACGAAGAAAGCTTTGAAGCGGATGCAGAGCGTTTAGCTGGATTTATCAAACCAGCAACTAAAGTAGCGCCTGTTAGATCAACAGAACCTGTTTTAGAAAAAACAGAAAATACATTGTATAAAAACCTAATTCAAGGTTTAGAGATTGAAGAATAAAGGAGAAATCATATGACAGATCAACTATCAAGAGGAACATTATTTGACCCAATGCTTGTGACAGACCTTATCAACAAAGTTAAGGGGCACAGCTCACTTGCTAAACTATCTAATCAACAAGCGATCCCTTTCAATGGATTGAAAGAATTCACATTCTCGTTAGATGCTGATGTAGACATCGTTGCAGAAAATGGGAAGAAAACACATGGTGGTGCAAGTCTAGAACCTGTAACTATTGTGCCTATTAAAATCGAGTATGGCGCTCGTGTATCTGATGAGTTCATTTTTGCATCAGAAGAGGCTAAAATCGATATTTTGAAGTCATTTAATGAAGGGTTTGCTAACAAAGTAGCTCGTGGTATTGATATCATGGCCTTCCATGGTGTAAATCCACGTACTAAACAAGAATCCTCTGTTATTGGGGATAACTGTTTTGACAAGGCGGTCACTCAGACAGTTAACTTTACAACAAGCGATCCAGATACTAATGTCGAAGATGCAGTTAAAATGATTCAAGGAGCTGATAATATCGTTAGCGGTATGGCTATTGACACTACATTTGCAAGTGCACTAGCTAGCATGAAGAACTCGGCTAATGAGCGCCTATACCCTGAATTGGCATGGGGAGCAAATCCAGGGGCCATCAATGGTCTACCTGTAGATGTGAATACTACAGTTGGTCTTAATGTTGGAACCAACAAGGATGTTGCTATTATTGGTGACTTTGCTAACATGGTTAAATGGGGATATGCTAAGCAGATTCCACTAGAAGTCATTCAATATGGTGATCCAGACAATTCTGGAAAAGACTTGAAAGGTTATAACCAAGTATATCTTCGTTCAGAAATCTATCTCGGATGGGGAATTTTGGACAAAAACAGCTTTGCTCGTGTTGTGAAAGCGGGGTAGTATATGGAATACATTAATGTAAAAACAGGGAACACTATCGTTACTGAAAATGAAATTAGTGGTGGTGATTGGGTTCCGATTGGAGAATACAAGCCCTTGGACTCTTTAACTAACGCAGCATTGAAAGAAATCCTTGATGACAAAGGGATTACTTATGATAGCCGTGCAACGAAAACAGAATTGATTTCACTAATTGAACAAACTAATACTGATGCCCAGTAGTGGTTTAATTGGAGGTAGAAATGGAAAACTTTGCAACAGTAGAAGATGTTCAAACATTGTGGCGAACATTGAAATTCGATGAGAAAGAACGAGCTGAAGCACTGTTGGAAGTTGTTTCTCATTCTCTTAGAGTTGAAGCTAGAAAAATTGGCAAAGATTTAGATATTTTAGTTAGTGAAGATTCATCTTATGCCAGTGTTGTAAAATCCGTAACAGTCGATGTTGTCGCTCGTACTTTAATGACTTCTACTGATCAGGAACCAATGACTCAAATGGCTGAGTCTGCTTTAGGATATTCCTTCAGCGGGTCTTATCTTGTTCCTGGTGGAGGTCTCTTTATCAAGGATTCAGAATTGAAACGTCTGGGTCTCAAAAAACAAAGATATGGGGTGATTGATATCTATGGGACGGATTAAAGGAATCACAATAACATTATTGGATACGATTGAAGATGGAAAGGATGACTTTGGTCATCCTATCTATCGTGAAGCTGAAATCCAAGTGGAAAATGTACTAGTAGCACCATCATCGACAGATGATGTTACCACACAAGTGAACTTAACTGGAAAGAAAGCTGAATATACTTTAGGTATACCAAAAGGAGACCAGCACGACTGGAAAGAAAAAACAGTCATATTCTTTGGTCGCAAGTGGCGCACAATCGGTATTCCTTTAGAGGGTATCGAAGCCATGATACCACTGGATTGGAACAAGAAAGTGATGGTTGAAACTTATGAGTAAGATGAAATTTACTTTAAATCCATCTGGTGTTTCATCACTTTTAAGATCAGGAGAAATGCAGGGTCTATTGACAGAAAAAGGTCAAGCGGTGGCAGAACGTGCAGGCGATGGTTTTGAATTAAAAGTATCCCCTGGTCAAAAACGTGCTAGTGCTACGATAAGTACAACCGACATAAAAAGTATGAAAAAAAATGCTAAATACAATATTTTACTAAAGGCACTAAAATGATTGAACTTGTCATAAAGAAATTTTTAGACGCGAACTTAAATGTCCCGTCTTTTTTTGAGCATAAAAAAGATATGCCAGAAAGCTTCGTAATCATTGAAAAGACTGGAAGTGGTGGTAGTGACTACACACACTCTGCCACGTTTGCTTTTCAAAGTTATGCGCCATCACTTCAAAAATCTGCAGAGTTAAATGAGCTTGTCAAAAAGACAGTTGAACAGCTTGTAACGGTCAATGAAGTGAGTGGGGTACATCATAACAGTGATTACAACTTTACGGATACAGAAACGAAAAAATATCGTTATCAAGCAGTGTACGATATTAATTATTTTTAACAGGAGGAACTCATGGGTTCAGGTACAGAAGAAAAAGGAGAAAATCAAATGGTTACAACAGCGGCATCATCAGCAAACGTAACAGCAGCAAAACCGAATATCAGTGGAGCAGTATCAAGTGCACCACTTAAAACAGCATTACCACAAGATGCTAAAACTGCACTTAATGAAGCTTTTAAAACTTTGGGGTATATCTCTGAAGATGGATTGACAAATGAAAACTCTCCAGAAAGCGAAGAAGTCAAAGCATGGGGTGGTCAAACAGTATTATCATCACAAACTGATAAGAAAGATACATTCAAATTCAAATTGATTGAAAGCTTGAATATCGAAGTCTTGAAAGAAGTTTATGGTGCGGACAATGTAACAGGAACACTCGCAACAGGTATTACAGTTAAAGCTAATGCAAATGAATTGCCAGAGCATAGCCTTGTAATTGACATGATGTTGAAGAATGGATCAGTTAAACGTATTGTTATCCCTCGTGGTAAAGTGAGCGAGATTGGAGAAATCGGATATAAAGACGGTGACCCAATTGGTTATGAATTGACAATCACAGCATTGCCAGACGACCAAGGGAATACTCACTACGAATACATGCAAGGAGCATAATATATGTCGAAAACAATTAAAGGGAAAACCCCATCAGGATTTAAGTTTGAAATTTCAGAGCGTAGGTTGAATAACTACGAACTTTTGGAATTAATTGGCGAGGTTGATGAAGGGAATGGACAAGCGTTCCCTAAAGTCTTAAAACTTCTTTTTGGAGAAGAACAAGCTAAAGCATTTAAAGATCATCTGCGTGAAGAAGATGGCATCATCCCTAACGAAAAAATTGCAGACGAATTGAAAGCAGTTTTTGAGACTGTTCAAGAAGTAAAAAAATCCTAATCCTTGCGCAGATGATAAAGCTAGATGAAGATGCTCTAATCTGTGATTTAGCTGAAACTTATAATATATACGATTATAAGCAGCTACCTCTATCAAAGGTAGCTGTTTTTTCGTATGGTTTAAGAGATGATTCAAGAATTAAGAAGTTGATGTCTGACCAAATAGTTTCACTAGACACCTTGTTATTGTCCTTGATGGTTGACAAGTTATCACTTTCTTTATGGTTACAAACCAAAGACGGTCAGAAAGGTATCAATCAACCAAAATCAATAGCAAGTCAATTTATTCACAGGGAAGAAAAAGAAGAAGATAGAGACTATTTAGTTTTCCAATCTGGCGAGGAATTTGAAAGATGCTACAAAGAACGTTTAGCCAGTTTAGGAGGTGATGACTAATGGCTACAGAATTAGGAAAAGCGTATGTGCAAATCATCCCTTCAGCTAGAGGCATCACTGGGATGATTCAGAAAGAAATGGGTGGAGAGGTAGCCTCGGCTGGAGTAAGCTCTGGAAAATCTCTTGGCTCGAATTTAATCGGTGCCCTCAAAGGCGCTATTGCAGCTGCAGGAATTGGTAAAGCAATTGGAGCAGCATTAAGTGAAGGTGCAGCACTCCAACAATCGCTTGGAGGAATTGACACCTTATTTAAAGCATCAGCAGAAAAAGTAAAGGGTTTTGCCAATGAAGCATACAAAACCACTGGACTTTCAGCAAATGCTTATATGGAGAATGTAACAGGTTTCTCAGCAAGTCTATTACAATCATTAGGTGGAGACACTGATAAAGCAGCAGATATTGCCAATATGGCCATGATCGATATGTCAGACAATGCTAACAAAATGGGTACATCTATGGATAGCATCCAGGTTGCTTATCAAGGATTTGCTAAACAGAACTATACTATGCTGGACAACCTGAAGCTTGGTTACAGTGGTACAAAACAAGAAATGCAACGCTTGTTGGCAGATGCGGAAAAATTGACTGGTGTTAAGTATGACATTAACAACTTGTCAGATGTTTATCAAGCAATTCACGCTATCCAAGAGAATTTGGATATTACAGGAACAACAGCAAAAGAAGCAGCATCTACTTTTAGTGGCTCATTTGAATCTATGAAAGCAGCTGCACAGAATGTACTTGGGAAGTTGGCTTTAGGAGAAAATATCCTACCATCTTTGCAGGCTTTAGCAGAAACAACCTCTACTTTTCTCTTTAATAACTTCTTCCCAATGATTGGGAATATTATGTCAGGTTTAGGGGTTGTAATTAGTGAAGGTCTAAGTCATGTAGCTACTCAGTTGTTTGGTGAAGAATTTGGGAATGCAGTATTTACTCAACTATCTCGTGTAAGTGGTATTTTTCAAACTTTCTTTGATATGATTTTTGGATCATTGAGCAAGCAAGATAATATTGATATTTTAGAAGCCCTTGGATTTTCTGAAGGTGCTGCAACTCAAATTGTCAACATTGCAGATAATATCCGTGAGACCTTTATTAATATTGGTTCAGCCATTGGGGATGTATTAGGTATTGTTGGTGATTTTGTCAGCAATTTGTTAGGTATAAAGGATGGAGAACAAGGTGTAAATCTTTTAGGTGTAGCATTTGAAACATTGACAGGATTTTTGAAAGAAGCTTCAGGTGTATTAAAAGACTTCACAGGGTGGCTAAAGGAAAATCCTGCTGTAGTTGATTCAGTGATTTCTGCAGTAGTTGGTCTGACTGCTGCTTGGCAAACATATAAAACGATTAGTGCAGTTGTTAAAGCTGTCGAATTGGCTAAAAATGCCATCTTTGGAACTTCATTCGCTTTATCTCAAGCTATGGCTGTGGCAAATGGAACTTTAACTGCTAGTCTAGCGGCTGAGAATGCTGCAGCAGTAGGAGCAAGTGGAGCATTTAGCGTTTTTAATGCGGTTTTAGCTGTAAATCCTATCTTTTTGGCAGTTGGAGCAATTGTAGCGTTGGTAGCAGCATTAACATGGTTCTTCACCCAGACTGAAACAGGAAGACAGATTTGGTCATCTTTTGTAGATTGGATCAAACAGGCTTGGCAGGGAATTTCTGATTTCTTTGTCGGCCTTTGGTCTGGTATCTCTGAAGGTGCTATCGTCTTATGGGATGGAGTTGTTGCAGCTTGGACTGCTTACATCGAAACTGTGAAAGCGGTGTGGACTGCTGTTGGAACATTCTTTTATGACTTGTGGGTAAGTATTCAAGAGGCTGCATCTACTGCTTGGACATTAATTACTACATCTATTATGACAGTTGTTCAACTGTTCATTGATGGATTTATGAATATTTGGAACAACATTTCAAGTGGCCTTTCTCAAATTTGGGAAGGTATTAAAATGGTTTTCCAAGGAGTTTGGGAAGTTATCAAATCAATCTTCTTAGGTGCAGTTTTGGTTATCATTGACCTTGTTACAGGTAACTTCAGTCAGCTTGGAGCTGACCTTTCTCTAATTTGGGAAGGTATTAAAAATGGCATTTCTTTGATATGGGAAGGGATTAAAACATACTTCTCTGGTGTTGTGAATGTCATAGTTGGTTACGCTACTGGTGTTTTTGAGAACTTCTCTAATGCTTTGAGTACAATTTGGGAATTTATCAAAACTGTAACAACCTCAGCTTGGGAATGGATAAAATCTACAGTATCAAATCTGATTACAAGTTTGATTCAGGGGGCACAAAATTTATGGAATAGCTTTATGAGTTTTCTATCTAGTTTGTGGGAAAGCATTAAGTCAACAGCAAGCTCGGCCTGGGAATCTTTAAAATCTAGTGTGTTAAGTATTATTGACAATCTTGTCTCAGGAGCACAAAACGCTTGGGATACCATGTCAAATGCTGTATCTAGTCTTGTAAGCAATGTTACGGGATTCTTTGACCAATTATGGAATATCGATCTGTACGCTGCAGGGCAAGCAATTTTACAAGGTTTCTTGAACGGTTTGCAATCTATGTGGTCTTCTGTAACTGACTTTGTAGGTGGAATCGCTAGTTGGATTCGTGACCACAAAGGGCCAATTGAATATGACCGTAAGTTGCTCATCCCCGCTGGTAATGCAATCATGCAAGGTTTGGATGGTGGGTTAAAAGACCGATTCAAGGATGTCAAGAAAACAGTCAATGGTGTAGCTGGAGAGATTTCTGATGTTTTTTCAGGAGATAATCTAGATCTTAATTCGACTTCATCTGTTTCAAAGAATCTTGAAGCACAGTTGGCTATGCCATCAGCTCAAATTGAAGCACATGATAGTAAAACTGTGTCTGAGATAGCGATTCTGAGAGCTAGTATGGAGAGAATCCTTACTGCTATCCTTGAAAAATCGTCAGATATCTACCTAGACAATGACATTATTTCGATGAAAACGTATGAACAACACGGTGCAATATATGCAAGGGAGGGAATTTAATGGATTATATGATCATCAATGGTTTTAATACATCAACCCTTCCTGGTTGTGTTGTGACGGATTTTGGAGAAGTATCAGGAGCAAAACCAAGAGGGGAAGTAGCTTCTCTTCATGGAGTAAATGGCTCGTATCGGATACTAGATGGTTCATATGAGAGTTATGAAAGAACATTTAAGTTCTACATTAAAAAATTAATCGATATTTCAGTTATTGTTGATAAATTTCAACCGAATGATAATATCCTTGAATTTAGTTATCATCCTGACTCAGTGTTTTATGCAAACTTCCTGACATCAACTTATAAACCTGATGGAAATCACGCATGGGAACTCTCTATTAAGTTGACGATGCAGCCGTTCAGGTATCAAAAAAATGTGAATCCAGAAGTATTTACTGCTCCTGGAACAATCACGAATCCTGGTACAGTCTATTCTGAGCCTATCATTGAATTAGAAGGAGATGGAGATGTTTCAATTACTGTTGGTAACAAAACAATGTATCTTACTCTAAAAAATAAGGCAACAATAGACTGCCGACAAGGAAAACAAAATATCTATAATGCGACAGGTTCTATACAAAATACTCTTAGAAAACGAGGTAGCTTCTTAGAAATTCCTACTGGTAGAACAGGTATCACGTATAGTGGAAATGTTCGTAAGTTGACGATTAGACCGAATTGGAGGTACAAAATTTGATTTATTTATCAGATGGAAACATATCTCTTAATGCAGCATATGATGATAACATCACACAAGAAGCAAATAGTACCTATCAATTAACATTTCGATTTCCAACCAACAACATCTTATGGCAGAGGTTAAGAGAGGAAACATTCCTGACAGCTGATGATCTTCATGGCGAGCAAGACTTTGTAATTTTCGAGGTTGAAAAACACCATGGATATATTCAAGTCTATGCTAACCAGGTAATGACTCTACTAAATAATTATGTGATTGGTTCACTTGCTCTTGATCGTGTATCAGGTTCAACTGCTTTGAGTCAATTTGCTGGAAGCATCACTAGAAAAAATCCATTTTCTTTTTTTTCTGATATTGATGATCGCCATACTTTTAATACTGATAGCATTAATGCAATGGATGCATTTACAAAAGATAAGCACTCAATTTTGGGACAATGGGGCGGAGATTTAGTCCGTCATGGATACCAAGTACGGCTTTTAAAAAATGGCGGTTCAGAAAATGAATCGCTTTTCATGTACAAAAAAAATCTTTCAAGCTACAAACAGAAGACATCAACCAAATCATTAAAAACTAGAATCACTTTTAAAAAAACAATTAAGAGTTCAAGCGAAAATAATGATGAACATAAAATTGCAGTTGTAGTTGATAGTCCATTGATTAACAAATACAGTCAGATTTACGAGGATGTTGTAGAAGTCAATGACCAAGATGTCAAGGATGAAGCAAGCCTTAGAGAATATGGTAAACAATATTTCAGAACAACTTTGTGCGATATGCTAGAAGATAGCATAGAGATTGATGTTATCGGTCAGAGTGATGTGCCCGTCCAGATATTTGATATTGTGGGTGTCTACTACGAATACTACGATCTGGATGTAAGGAAGAAAATCACTAAATACAGCTACTCACCAATGGCTAAGAAATTGAAGTCTATTGGTTTTGGTGAATTTAAGTCTGGTCTTGCAAACGCAATCGGTAATGCGGTAAGTGATGCAGTCAAAAACGAAACTCAACACTTAGATGGAATCTTTGAAGCAAAACTGGCTAAAGAAATCCAAAACGCTGATTTAGCTTTTGAACGTAAAGTTGAAGAAATCAAAAATCAGTTTGAAGATGAAGTCAACGCTGCTAAAGCCAAAGCAGAAGAGAATAAGCGTGAGCTATCCGATAAAATAGACAGACGATTTCAAGATTTCAGTCCAACAGGATTTGAAGAAGCCAAAGCCAAAGCAGAAGAGGCCTTAAGAAAAGCTGGTACAAGTGCTGAATTAGTTGAACAAATCAAGGAAATCACAGAATTAAGAAATAAAAATTTTGAGCGTTTCAAAGAAGAGGCAAGCCAAAAATTTGTTGTATCAGACGAGCTTCATTTTTTTCTTTCCAAGAAAGCAGACCAAACCGACCTCCAGCGTGTAAAAGAAACGGCTCAACTCTATGAGCGTATTTTTGGAAATACTCAGAATGGTGTCGCAGATAATATCTCTCGAATGGTAATGACTAACCAAATCTTTCAAACAGAAGTTAAGAAATACGTTGAAAATAATTCAAATCTTGTATTTGACCCAACAAATTTTAGTAAGTGGGGCAAAAAGCAAGCTGAAGCGAATGTCATTAAGGTTCAAGCTGACACTAAGTTGCTACGGATTACAAATACTGGTAAGACTCAAGCAGTCTATCACGGATTCGCATTACCTCTTACAACCTCTACGTTTAGACAAGGCGAGGAACTCAGCTATCGTATGCAAGTATGGGTAGATGCATTACCAGATGCTCCTCTAGGGATTGAATTATGGTCTTCAGATGGCGGACTAGCATCCGATAGTGTTACATTCACGAAAACAGGTGTTCAGTACATCACAGGAACAATGACTGTTCAAAAATCAACAACCAAAACAAGAGAATTCCCTCTCGAAATTTGGTTGATGAAGAACGGAACAGTAGCGATTGGGGAGGTGTCATTAGTTCGTGGCGAAACACCTCCGCAAGATTTCAAGGATGATACTTCAACGCAAGACCTTGTAACTCAAACAAAGGTGTCACAACTCTTTGATTCCTACGCTATCCAAACATTGACCAACGCTGGAGCAATCGCTTCACAAATCAATCTGAATAGCAATAACATTCTGATTGAAGCTGCTAAAATCCGTCTAAAAGGTAGAACACTTCTAGACGAAATCACAGCGATAGACGGTTATTTCAAACGCTTGTTCGTTGGCGAAGGTACGTTCGCAACTCTTAACACAGATATTCTGAGAGCCAACTCTATCTCAGCAGACAAGCTGATATTTGATACTGCTCTAGCGAAGAAACTTGTAGCTAGTGATGTGTTCACGGATACGTTAGCTGCTAAAACTGCATTCATCAATAAGATACGTTCAGTAGTAGTTTCTGCTACCTTACTTGAAGGGTACAAAGGCAAAATCGGAGGGTTCCAAATCGGTACTCACGATAAAGACTCAACGACCTTCTGGCTGACTGGCTCAAACAGTTTCAGAGTAGGTATGTCAGACGGTGGATGGCGAGTAAATCAAACGTGTCTTTGGGTAAATTGGGGTAATGACTGGGGTAAACCTGGTGATAACTCTTGGTATGTTACGAACTCTGGCGAGATGAATTGTAGAGGCGCAGCAAACTTTTATAAAAAAGTTGACTTCTCAGGTAGTAGTTCTGTCAATTTTTACGGGCGAAACACTTTCTATGCAGATCTTCACATGACTAATAAGGAAATATATGGTGATGGTGGAAATCCCAAAGGCGGAAAAAATGCAGTCGTTTGGTGGAATCAGGTCGGAAGCGGAAGCTTGAAGTATCACATTGATAGATCATCTGATAGACGTCTTAAAAAGAATATCTTTGACAGTAATGTGAATGCTCTTGATTTAATTAATCAATTAAGAATGAAGAGATTTGATTTTATTGATACTGGTATCCACGAGGAGGTCGGATTGATTGCCCAGGAAGTCGAGAAGATACTACCGACAGTGGTCTCAAGAAATCCAGAGAATGAAGATGATTACTTGCACATCGACTATACCGCATTCGTGCCTTACTTAATCAAGGCGATGCAAGAATTAAATCAAAAAGTTGAAAGGTTTGAAACAACATGAATGAACAAGACAAACAGATTAGTAGCTTAGTTATCAACTCATTATCCGATAAGCTAAGTCAAGAAGCTACTAAAGCATCAACGTTCGAAGCTCTATACACAACAAATGCTATGGAACTCGAACAAATCAAGAAAATCATCGAATCAGATGAAGAACTTAAATCTAAATTCGAACAAGTGAAAGGACAAATGACAAATGGCGATCAACAACTACACACTAGCAACTAAACCTTACACTCGTGGTTTTGGTGACCAAACCACGACCGTTGTAGAAATTCGCTTGCAAGATGGCAACCGATACAGCACTAACCAACGTGAACTGGTCGGTGACCGTACACAAGATAAGGAAGATGTGCTTATTCAAGCGGTATTGGATATTGTTAAAGCTGAATTAGATCCAGGCTCAGCAGTTGTAAAAACTCAACAAGAATTGGTTGAAACAAAAACAAAACAAGATGAATTGCAGAAACTTATCGCTCAAACTCGTGAAACTACCACAACTATGAACAAGGCTCTACGTTTGCTTGCTCTTAATTCAGCAATGACAGGTATTCCTTCAGCTGAAGTATACAAAGAATTAGTAGCAATGATGCCACCTATGAGAAACGGTGAAACATACTTTGAAGGTGACTTGTTATTCTTGGAAGACCAATCACATGTCGAAACTGCTACTGAAGGTAAATTGGTATTCGTACATGTCAAGCGTGAGTTTGAATATAATGGTGAAACTGTTAAACAATTGGAAGATAAAGCAATTCAGGAAGGAAACATCGCTGTTTATAAATGGAAAGCGCCAACCAACAATGTAGATCATATTTAAGGAGGTGTATATGCAAGATTTAGCATTTCACGAACTTATAGAGCATCTTAAAAATCTATCATACAGCCCGTATATTCACTTCTTTTTTTGGTTGATGGTTTTAGATATTGCAACGGGTTACATCAAAGCTTTTAAGACTAAGCGTTTTGATAGCAAAGTAGGTACAATGGGCTTAATCAGACATTTCATTGTATTTGTCGTTATATTGCTTGTAGCTATGTATGCTCGTTCACTTGGTTTTCGTAGTTTTGGAATTGCTTGGACTATGTTTTTCTCATTCAATTATCTATTTTCAGTGATTGAAAATTGGGAGATGATAGGGCTAGCATTTCCAGAGTTCCTGAAACCGTATATCAATCAAATCAAGAAAGATAATGCTCGTAAGATAGGTCAGTTGCTGGTCAACATTGACCAAAAAGACAAAATTGAAGTTGAAGTGAAGGAGAAAGACGATGCAACAAATCAATGAAATTTTACTAAACGGAGCGATTAGCATCCTAGTCATCTTGCTAGGTATCGCAGTCAAGTCAATCAAGGAATACTTGATTAAAAAAGGCGGTGAACAGACTGTTAAAATCGTTGAGATTTTGGCTAAGAATGCTGTAAATGCAGTTGAGCAGGTATCTTCTGAAACTGGCTACAAAGGCGAAGAGAAGCTAGAACAAGCTCGAATCAAAATCCGTGCTGAGCTTAACAAGTACAACATTGGTATGACTGACAAAGACTTGGATACATTCGTTGAATCTGCTGTTAAGCAGATGAATGACGCTTGGTCCGAAAAATAAATCAGAGAACCTTTTTAGGTTCTCTTTTTATATTAAAGAAAGGAGCAAGATTTGAAGAAAACTATCGAAAAAAAGCTTGAAATCACATCGAAAAATAGAGATGTTGATAGGCTTTATCAAGAATTCTTCAGCATGGATAAGAACATCGCTGAATTCAAATTCACTCTTGACAATCTATCCGCTAACAAGGTAATTTGTTTATTCTATTTCAAGAAATCTAAACGATATTCAACGGTTGATGCGACAATCGAAGATAATACCTTTACTGTTAAATTTGATGTATCGTTGATCACAATGGACGAGCCTGTGGTAGGATACATCTACTTTGAAGAAGTGGAAAAATCTGCTGACGTGTACAGCTTTAGGTTCAATGTTCGAGTTAGTGAGCTTGATAAATCTAAGACTGCGCCAATCATCGAACAGAAAACAGGTCGCATCGTAGACATCGATAGCATTGTCACAAGAGCAGAATTAGAAGAAATTCTCAAGACTGTTCATGTTGGTAGTGATGCTTACGATGATTCAGAAATCGTTAAACGTTTAGCAGCTTTAGAAAATAAACCTGAAATTGATACAAGCAATTTTGCTACCAAGGAAGAGTTGAAAACAATCACTCTAACTCCTGGACCTCAAGGTCCTCCTGGCGAACGAGGGGAGACTGGAATCCAAGGCCCACAAGGAATTCAAGGTTTAACTGGTCCTGTTGGTCCTCAAGGTATCCAGGGAGAACGTGGACAAGATGGACAACCTGGACCGAAAGGAGACATTGGTCCTATCGGTCCTCAAGGTTTGCAAGGCGAAAGAGGTCAAGACGGTCAAACTGGACCAAAAGGCGAGCGTGGGGAACAAGGACCTGCTGGTCCAGTCGGTCCTCAAGGTCCTATCGGACTTACAGGGCCTAAAGGAGAAAATGGTCGTGATGGTGTAGGCATTCCTCAGAAATTGACTTTATCAGGGAATACACTCATCTTATCTGATGGTGGCGGAAGTGTTAATCTACCAACTTCGACTAGTCCAAACAACCAAGCAAATCAGTATGAAATTCACGGAACTGGTATGCCTAATGGCAAGGTTGAAGCTCCAGTAGGTACGACTTATGTCGATACCAATGCAACAAATGGCGCTCTCAAATGGATTAAACGATCAGGCACTGGTAATCAGGGCTGGGAGGTCCTCACAGGCGACACAGGTTGGAGAACTTTAAATATTAAATCTAAACTCGGAAACTCATTCTTGAAAGTTAGACGAAAAAATGATTTAGTTACTTACCAATTTGGCGGTCTTTCGTGGGGTTGGTTCGGTGTTGTTCGCAGAGGTGGCGTAGGATACGAGGCACAAGGTAGTGACAAAGAACGAAATTGCTATATTTTAGGATTGAGTGGAGTCCCTCAAGGTTTCAGGTCTGAGGCTAGTTTGATTGGCAGCATTTACAATGACAAGGGCACGCCTTACGGGACTTGGTACCTTGGAGGCTACGGGGACAGCAATATGTTACGTTTTCAATTTACAGACCCAGTACCAACAGACCGTGACATCGGAGATATCCGTGTAAGCTCAATCTCTTACTTGACTAGTGAGCCTTGGCCTGGCGTTTTACCATAATAAGAAAGGAAAATAAAAATGGATATTGATACAAGCAGATTAAGAACAGACTTACCACAGGTTGGGGAACAACCTTACAGACAGGTTCATGCTCACTCAACTGGTAACGCAAACTCAACAGCTCAAAACGAGGCTGATTATCATATGCGCCGTCCTGTTGATTCAGGCTTTTTCTCGCACGTTGTAGGTAACGGCCGTGTGATGCAGACATGGTACACAGACATGGGAGCCTATGACGTAGGAGGTGGCTGGAACGTTGAAGGATACGGACAAGTTGAACTTATTGAAAGCCATAGCACCAAAGAAGAATTCATGCGTGATTACAGACTTTATGTTCAATTATTACGTGAACTTGCAGATGAAGCTGGTATCCCTAAAACTCTAGATTCTGACAGCCTAGCTGGAATTAAGACACATCAGTATTGCACATACAACCAACCCAACAACGCAAGTGACCATGTAGACCCATATCCATATTTAGCAAAATGGGGAATTAGCCGTGAACAATTTAAAAAAGATGTCGAAGGTGGCATCTCTACTGAAGCTGGTTGGCGACAAGATGCGTATGGCTGGTGGTGGGAAGAGTCAGATGGTTCTTACCCAATAAATGATTGGAAGCAGATCAATGGAGAATGGTTCAGATTTGACGACAAGGGTTATTGCCTAATTAATAAATGGTTCTTCGATGGCAAATACTGGTTCTACCTCGATAAGCGTGGTGCGACCGTAACAGGTTGGGTATTCATCAACCATCGCTGGTATTACTTCGATAATGACGGTGGCATGGTTAAAGGATGGGTTAAGTATCGTGAAACATGGTACTACCTTGACGATAAAGATGGATATATGTTATCTAAACAATTCGTTAAATCGGGTGATGGCTGGTACTATTTGAAAGCTAACGGTGAACTCCACACAGAACCAGCATTCAAAGTAGAGCCAGATGGGCTAATTACGACAGGTTAAAATATAAATAGAAAGGATTTCAAAAATTTAATTACACACGACCGCTGGCGTTTGCTGGCGGTTTTTTTGTTTGCTCTGAAATAAAATATGGTATAATATAGGTAGATATTCTTATATATACCTACTTTTCAAACACTAGCCCCTACTAGTGTTTTTATTTTAAAGGGGCAAAAAAGGGGCAAAAATGTCGTAAACTTCTGTAAAACGATGTAAAAACAATTATTTTAAAGCTGAAAATGTAGTGATTTTATAAGATATAGGAACTTGATGTAAATATATGTAATGGTGTTTTTAAAAGTAGATGGATTCTAATAAAA